GAAACTGTCATTAAAGTTGTAGTCGTAGTAGCTGTTAGAGCAAATCCTACCGATTCACCTTTAATTGAAGTTACTGATACTATATTCGGGTTAGCCATAATTTACTCCTTTTTATCCAAAAACGATCGCCATTGCAATAGCTTTTCCTGTTGAAATACCAGCATCAGCAAAGCTTAAAGTTCCTGATCCATTGGATACTAGCGCTTGTCCTGATGATGTAGCATCTGCAGTAGGTAAAGTAAAGCTCAAATTAGAGCCTATTGCTCCTGCTTTTAATTCTATATAATTACTTCCATCATCGGTATCTTCGTTAAATCTTAATGTAGCAGCTCTAGTAGAGTTTCCTACTAGGTTTACAACACCACTCCCGTTAGGGTTTAAATCAATATTAGCGTTTGAAGTAGTAACAATATCTTGACCGTTCATGTCAAGATCACCGCCTAATTGTGGCGTGGTATCTTCTACTACGTTAGAAATACCTAGAGGCACTTCTATTATATCAGGGTTTGTCCCATCATTAGCAGATGCAAAAACTATTTTAGTTCCTTTATCTGTAGCTGCAAACGTTACAGAATCACCTGAACCTGAAGCGTATTTAAATTGAACTGTGTGAGAACCTGATGTTGTATTTTTTAAAATGTAAAATGTTTCTACGTCAAGAGGAATAGTAACAATCTGATTACCAGAAATAGTTCCAGTGAACTCAATCATTCTGTGTTGAGCTGTTCCAGTTGTGTTTCCATCAACAATTGTTAGATCAGTAGTTTGTGCACCACCGGCTATTGATTGTGAATTATAACCACTAACTAATTGTGAAATTAAACTTAAATTTGTATTAGTCTTCGTACCCCACGTTCCGGCGTTTTCACCGGTTTGTTGAAGCTCTACACCTAAAGGCGTAAATGTTGATGCCATATTTTATCTCCTATGCAGCGTCACTATAACTTGTATTTGATCCAGTTGCAACATCCGAATATGATGTATTCGAACCTGTTGAAATATTACTATAAGAAGTATTTGAGCCCGTGTCAATATCTGCGTAAGCCTCAATACTTAATGTAGATACAGATGACGTTATTTGTTGGCCTGTAAGCCCCATAACTTGATCTGCAGGTGCTAAAGTGCCCACAGCAGATGTAAATGATACCCCTGTTAAACCCATTACATCAGCAGGCGATATTGATCCCACACTAACTGTAGCAGAAACTCCTGTTACAGCTACAACCGGATTTGAACTTATTGATACAGAACCAACATTAGATGTAAATGAAACACCTGTTAATCCCATTACATCAGCCGGAGATATTGACCCCACAGCTGAAGTAGAGACCTGACCTGTTAATCCCATAACTTGATCTGCAGGATCTAATGAACCAACTGCAGATGTAAAGGATTGACCAGATAATTCAAAAGTAGCACTTATTATATTTGTTACTGATCCAACACTGGCAGTAGAAGATACTCCTGTTAAACCCATAACGTCTGCAGGATTTAAAACAAATTGTCCCCAACCTTGTTCTTGTCCCCAACTTGAATCTCCGTATGAGGATCCTACACTTACGTTTGAAATTATTGCGTCAGGTGCTGTTAATACAACTATCTCATCTCCAACATCACCCCAAGTTGATGCAGCATCATTGTAAGGATCTGCTCCCCAACCTGTTGTTATTTTAGTATTTTCATTCCAATTGGCTTGGCCCCAGGTGAATCGACCCCATCCTGTAAGAACATCGGACATTGCGTCCTCCTTACGCCAATCTTATGATTGCGTTTGTAGCGTCTGCTGTAGGAAATTGTATTGTGAAAGTTCCGCTAGTTACAGTTTTATCTCCACCAAAAGCTATAACAGCACATGCAGGATCGCCTGTTGCTGTATCATTGTATATTAATGCGCCGTTAGCAGTAAATGTAGCGTTAGTATAAGTAATCTCACCAAAATCACAAACTGCTGTTGTACCGGATGTCGTTGGAGTTACACTGGTTAACGTTGCGCCACCAGATGTATATGCTGTTCCAGATGTGTTTGTAATTTCGTTTGATGATGTGAAAGCAGTTGTGCCAGCCCCTAAAGTTGCAGAGCTAGTATATAAGGCAATTTTAAAAGTGTTACCTGTTGTTGCTGTAAAATTGTGAACTCCTTTTAAAAGTTCCACTTTAAAACTTGTGCATATTGCCGATGTAATTGCCATATTTTATCTCCTATGGGTTTGCTGAGTCTATTGGTATTCTGACTGTGCCGTCTGTATAGTCATCTCTTCTTCGTCTTCCAACTTGCTCGTTAGCAAACTTCTGTACTTCTTCTTTATACTTTTGCTCGTATAAAGTCAACATATCTGCTGGACCCTTTAAAAAGCCATAAGTTTCTGCTAGACAGCAATATAATAAGCCATTTGGAAAATTTAAACTGATATAGTTAGTATTATCACCCTCTAAAAGAGCTGGAGCCACATTGTAATGAACTCTAAATTTGTATGTTGTATTTGGAACTGGGGCAAAAGCTATACGTCCTGACGTGGTATCAGACTCTCCTGTCGCTCCTCCAAACATAGCGTAATATTTGGGTTGCCCTTGTGCTGCAGCAGTTCCAGTAATATCTTGATACTCTTGAAGATAAGTATAATCTTTTTTCTCTAGCCATCTGTTAGGCCCTGTTATCTCCGATCCTGCAGTATTATAAACTTGTATACCTCTGATAAATACAGCTCCAGCTGGGCAGTTAATTGTTTCTTGTCCAGCGACTAAACTTCCTGTTTGTTGTTTTCTATCGGCATCAATAGGCACTTCTCTAAAAATTCTATATTGTGCGTTTAAAATAATATTCTCTAAAACAGAATCAGATAACACATTAGAATCAACTTCTGTGTAACTTCTAATTTGTGTTTTTAATCCTGATGCACTTAATCCTGCCATTATGGTTCTATAGTGATTGGGCCAACTGAGCAGCCATCACCTCCTCCTTTTACTCCTCCTTTTGTAGCAGTATCTGTATCAACTGTAAAATGGAAAAAATTAGCAACTGAATAGTCGCTTGTGTTTCTAGCATCATTTACGTAAAGACCAGTTGTAATTGTGTAACCGGCAGCTTTAGCTATATTAGCTCCTGTTATACCATCAAAATTTAATGGGTTTGCAAAAGCAAAAACAGCGTTAGTTGGAGTTCCTGTTCCAGGAGATGTAGTTGCAGGACCTCTAAATCTTTGTGTGCTTCCATTTGTTAAACCGTGTCCTGGAAATGACACGTTTATAATTCTTGACCCTGCTTGGTATGTTTCAAAACCATTTGTTGGAATTAATCTTATAACTGATGGAGCAGTTCTACTTGGTCTTACATTACGTAAAGATATTGCATCACCATTCATTGGCTTTGGTTCTAATTGTGGTTGTTTTGGTTCGTATTCTGATATGTGAACTAGAGATCCATTCCACTCTCTAACCATTTCAATATATGGAAACTCCATACCCGATCTATCTGATATGGCTTTTGCATATTTACCTGTAGCGTACTTTGCCATTATGTGCTTGGGTAATAAGCTTTAGGCGTAATATATGTGCTTGAAGCTGACCCATCCTCCGCTAGTGCTCTAGCAAACTCATCTTCATAAGCTAGTTTCATAGCTTGTATTAATTCTGGTTTATATTTTTGTGCAAGGTAATAAGATAATCCTGAAACCATACAAGGAACAAATCTAAACGGAACATCACTTGCGTTTGTGTAGTCTCCAACATCTTGTATTCTTTTGATAAAATAAAAATGCATATCGTTTGAAGCATTTGTTGAATCAGGTGTTGGATAAATATGTATTCTAACTTTGTCTATAAATCTCTCTACCCAATATTGATTAGGTGTTCCTTGAGATAATTTATTAGAAAATCCTGCATAAGTAGATCTATCTACTTTTGTCATAGGAGAATCAGATTGTGTTGTTTGAGTTCTATTTTGTCTTAGTTGTGCTTCAAGCACGTCTGACATTCCATAAACACCGTTAGTAGGAGTTGTGGTTGCACTCGTGCCATCATCAGATGATCTAAAAAAATCATAATCAGATTGTCCTTGAATTAAATCAAGGTTAGTCTCATCTATTTCCCAATAGTGAATACCTCTATTTCCCCACTCTTGAAAAAGAATATTTAAAGATCTTCTAGCGTTTTTTAATTGATAACCAGCTACGTTCTGTAAACCAATACGCTCAAAAGACTCTTCTACTATTTCATCAATAGAAAAAGTTTTGTCGAACGTAGTTGTTCCCGAGGTAGTGTTAGCCATTTAACCTCCTAACCGTCAAAAAATACGGTAACGCTTGTTACACCATTTCCCACATTTAAGTAAGCCCCACTACTAAATACAACACCATCATCTGGTATGTATGGGTCAATAAAATCATCTTGGTTAGGTGTATCTAACTCTAACAAAATGCTTCCTGTAGTAGAACTATTTCTAAAAGTCATTGATCCTGCAGTTCCAGAACTGACTCCATGTAGACCTCTAATTCTAGTTCTTCCTGGTGTGAGTATACCTTCTTTAGCAGTCCCTGTAATACCAATAGAGGTATTTGTGCTTACAGCTCCATCCGCTGCAACTTGAGTTACAGTTAAGAACTTATTTGTAGAAGTCACAGTGTTATTGTTAGGTCCGTTAAGAGACTCAGTTTGCGCATTTCCATTAAGATCAGTTCCAGTGATAGTCATCGAAACACTAGCGATATTTCCTGTTGAAGTGAAAGTGATCGTTTGAGGTAGATTACCCACCGTTGTATTGGCTAATGTAAAATTACCAGCGCCACCTAAAGTTTGAGCAGCAGCTATGTGAGTAGTTGATGCACCAATAAGTTTAAAGTGTTTAGCTTTTATGTCTGTTGCCATTTTATCTCCTTATGGTGTGGGTGAGTATCCAAGATCCATTTACGGTCTGGCTTTTCTCACCCACATAATTATTAGTTAGTGTTGTTAATTTGCTGTGTCCAGTAAACGTTCAACACTGCTTCTCCAGCAGTTAAAGCGTCATCTGTTTTAGCAGAAAGAACAACTGCTTTGTCCATCTCGTAACCAGATGCATCATCGTCTGAAACGTTTAGACAATTTTTCATCTGAGCAACTGTTTGGTCCATACCAGTTGGTATGTGGTGAGAGGCAACTGTTCTTACATCGTTGTCTGCATCACCTGCAAAGTAATCAAGATCTAAACTGTTAAGAGTAGCTCCATTTGCTTGTGCAACGTTAGCACCGATCTGCACGTCAAATCCAGCTGTATCGAAAGCTTCGTTAACTACAAATCTAATATCATTAATTCTAGAAAATTTAGGAATTACAATATTGTTCGCTAAGTTTTTATCAGTTGTTGTTGAAGATTGACCAAGTGGGTATTCGTTAAATAACGATCTACACACAACTGAAATCAATCCACTTACAATCACTCCAACTTTTAAAGTTCCTGCAGATCCTGAATCTAATGTAATAGCAGTTACAGTTTTAAAAGTTTTAGTTGAAGTAGCAGTACCAGTGTCTGCTAATGTCAGAGCTTCAGTTTGTGAATTACCTAAAACATCAGTGCCAGTGATCGTAGCAGTTTTGCTAGAATCATCGCCACCAGATATAATAGTTATTACAGATGCAGCTTCAAAACCACCATCGGAAGTTATTCCAGGTACGTTTTGAGTAGCGTCTACTAATGTAACAGAAGTCGTGCTTGCTCCATTAGAGCCAGTCACAGCTAATTTGTCATCATCAGTTGTTACAGTAAAATTACTGTGGTTTACAGGAAAAGACGCGTGACATTCTACGAATGCTACGTTTCTTACGTTTTCTGAAACGCTTGTTCCTGTGTTTGTTTGTATTCGGCCAACGTTAATTGGTCCCGAAAAGTTTGTTCTTGCCATAATTATATCCTCCTAGTTTTTGATACATAGTCTCTAGGCCGTCGACTATACGCGTCTATG